AAAGCAAATGGAACAGGTTCAGCTAATACAGATGGTTCTATAAGTTCTACAGTTTCAGCATCAGCTACAAGTGGATTTAGTATTGTAAAATATACTGCTGGTTCAAGTGGTGCTAACACAGATACTATTGGTCATGGGTTGGGTGTAATACCACAAATGATTATATTAAAAACTACAACTGCTACAGATAGTTGGGTTGTATATCATCATTCAAATGGTGCAGGAAAATCTATGGTTTTAAACAGCACTACTGCTGTAGCAACTAATTCAAATATTTTTCCAACTACACCTACAAGTTCTGTATTTTATCCAGGAAACACAGCAACTACAAATAGTAGTAGTAGAAGTTACATAGCCTACTGCTTCGCAGATGTAAAAGGTTTCTCAAAATTTTCTAGCTACATAGGTAATGGAAGCACAGATGGAACATTTTGCTACACAGGAATGAAACCTGCGTTTGTTATGATTAAAGCAACTGGTTCAGCAGATTGGTATTTAATAGACAATAAAAGAGCAACTTATAATGTAATGGAAGCATCTTTAAAAGCAAATACAAGTGATGCTGAAAGTACAACTATTCAAGATATGGATTTTTTATCTAATGGTTTTAAACCAAGAAGCACAAGTGGTTCTACAAATGGTTCTGGCACAACATACATCTACATGGCATTTGCCGAACAACCTCTAGTCGGAGATAACCCTGCAACAGCCAGATAGGAAAATAAAATTATGACAAAAGCAAGAGATTTAGCAAATATAATATCAGGTGGATTTACAGCAGACGATATTCCAAATTTAGATGCTAGTAAAATTACAAGTGGTTCTATAGCAGACGCTAGAATACCTGCTAGTGCAGTATCTCAACACGCATCATCTTTTGATGATAATAAAATTGTTAATGATATTTCTACTCTTGCTTTGAGACAAGCATCTGACCAAAACAAATCAGCTTACAATACCAACTCACAATCAGTTGATGTGTTTCAAGATGATACTGGTATTGATGTTGAAACTAACACAGATAGAGATAGTAATGAGTTTGTATCATCAGCAGTAGACGAAAGTAAAACTCAATATCTTTATGATTTTGAAGGAAGTGGTATAACTAATTCTGGTACAGCAAGTAGAACTGGAATTACTGAAACATATACTTTTGATGTTAGTGGACAATCTTCATCTGTACCTAAATTTGGAACGAATGGTATGTATCCTAATGGTCAAATTGCAAGAACTTTAAGAATAAATAAAACTGGATTAATTGGTTCAAGTGATGATTTTACTCTAGAATTTTTTTATAACAATAGAGGTTTTAATACTAATGGTTATACAAGTGTTTTTGCTATGGGTTCAGACGATACAAACGCAACTGAACATCATTATATTTATAAACAAAGAAGTGGTATAGGTGGTCAGTATTTTTATGGTTTTAATAATGGTACTACTGGTTCATTAAATTCATATATTGGTACTACAGATAACCAATATCGACATATAGTTTTTGGTAGAAAAAATGGGACATTGGCTTTATTTATTGATGGAACTAGAGCTGTAAATTATTCAAACGATACAGTAAGATATGATTTTTTAACTATTGGAAATGGTGCAGGTGGAGTTGCACAACAAGTTGGTTATGATGGTGTTTTAGTTTCTTTAAATGCTTCTAAATACGACATGACACAATCAAGTTTAACTGTTCCTACATCTCAATATGGTGAATTTTTACAAACTTCAATAAGTGCTACAGGAAACTTTACAGGCACAACAATAACTGCACCATCAAGTGTATCTTCTATGGGTGCTATTATTACTTACCAAGACAATGCAGGTACTAACGCATTAAACACAGATATAGTTTTACAGTTATCAGCAGATGGTGGTTCTAACTATTCAACAGCTACACTTACTGCTATGCCAGATTTTGCTACTGGTATTAAAATGGCTAAAGTAAATGACTTAGCTGTTACAGCAGGAACACAATTAAAATATAAAATATCTTTTGCTAATCAAGCATCTGGTTCTAAAGAAGCTAGAATTAGAGGTGTTTCACTTCAATACTAATGGCTAAAAAAAAAGTTAATCCAGTACAGATGTATGCAGAACAAACAACTGGGGTTAGACTTTCAAGCCATGAAAAACTTTGTGCTGAACGAATGAAAACTTTATTTAATAAAATTGATGATATGAATAAAGATATAAAAAATTTAAGTTATGATATTAATTTATTAAAAGAATATGCAAATAAAAGTAAGGGTGGTTTTAAGTTGCTTATGATTCTTGGTAGTGTTTTAGCTGCTACGTTAGGCTTCTTTAAATATAATGGCTAACAGAAAAAATCAAGTAGTAGGTTTAAAAACAGAATTAACTGCACAATTACGTCTTGCCGAAGATCCTAACATAATAGTATTCACACCTTTAGGTGGTCTTGGACCAGTAGATATAGTAACATTAGACTTAACAACTGGAGAATATAAAGCCTATGATGTTAAATCTAAAAACTTTAGAAAGAGAGATTACACAGGTAAAGATGGTTATGAAAGAAAAAGAAAAGGATCTCTTATTCATAGGGGTACAACAAATGAACAAAAAAAATTAAATGTAAAAATTATATATGAATAAGTTTTTATATAATATAGATAATCAATAGGAGAAATATATGCCATTTGAAATGATAACAATGCTAGGTTCTACTGTACTCGGTGGAGTAATGAGTATCTGGTCACAAAGTATTAAAGCAAAACAAGCAGAACAAAAGATGTTAATTGCTAGAGCTGATGTACAAAGACAAGGTTTCGCAGAAGCTAGAGAATTTAAAGACAAAGGTTTCCAGTGGACTAGAAGAATTATAGCCTTAACTGCTGTGTTTGCTATAGTATTATTGCCAAAACTAATGCCTATATTCCAACCAGATGTAAGTGTAATTGTAGGTTATCTAGAATTTAAACCTGCATTTTTCTTTATACCAGAAAAAGAAGTAATGAAATGGATAACATTATCTTCAAATAGTTTAGTCATCACACCATTAGATACTAATTTAGTGTCTGCAATTATTGGGTTGTATTTTGGTGGATCTTTAGTAAAGAAATAATATGAGTAATCAAGCACCTACAATGATGGTATCACAATACAGTAGAAAGAAACCTACAATGTTATCTCAACAAACAGGTAAGAAAAAGAAACCTAAATATAAAAAGAAGAAAAAGTAATGGCTAAACAAAAGTTCACACACTTTACTCCTCGTGATAAACCTAAAAAACGTGGTCCAGGAGTTCATAAAAAATCATTAAATAAAAATGAGAAAAGACAAAAGAATACTAACAGATACCTTGGTCAAGGAAGATGATTGATAAATTCTTTTATAAATTCTTTAGTTCAATAGACGATATATTTTCTTGGCTTGAAACTTACTCTGTTAAGTTTACTTCTTGGTTATGGCAATCAAGAGTTAAGCTGCTAAACAAAAAGAGAAAAATAAAATGAGAGATAATAAAGTATTAGAATCTTTTAAAAAGAAAATAGAAAAAAACTTAAAAGAAATGAACATCTTTAAAAACTTGAGACAAGAAGTTAATACTGGTGCTAATGGTACACAAAGTTATATTATTAAAAAAGGTATTAATAAAGGCAAGGTTGCTAAATGAAATTTATTAAACCAACTGCATACACACTATTAGTTTTAATGTGGATTACGTTAATAGGATCTACTGTTTTTGCAGATAGCACACAAACAAATACTTCTGGAAGTAATACTGCAATCGAAGGTGGATACACTTCAACTTCTACAACTAACTTTCAAGATGGTAGTTCTTCAAACACTACAAGTACAACAAACTCTACATCAAACTCTAGTATAAAATCTGCACCACCTACTGCAGCTGCACCTAATGTTACTAACTCTGGTTCAGATGTTTGCCTTGCTGGAGCATCTATTGGAGTTCAAACTTTTGGTATTGGTTTAAGTGGTGGTAAATCTTTTAGAGATAAAAATTGTGAAAGAATAAAGTTATCAAGAGAACTTAACTCACTAGGAATGAAAGTAGCTGCCGTAGCAATTCTTTGCCAAGATGAAAGAGTGTTTGCTAGTATGGAACACGCAGGAACACCTTGTCCATATGAAGGAAAAATAGGTAAAGCAGCTCAAGACGCATGGAAAAAATATGGTAAACTTCGACCAGATTATGATCTGTATGTTAAAAATTTAAAAATTAAAAAAAAGATAGATGAACAATATCCAGACTTAACTATTAAAAAANTTGAGATAGTAGATATACATAATAAAAAATGATTTGGATAATATTAATAATAGTAGGTTTTGTATATGCGAACTATATTACTGATAAGTGGTCTGATTCTCTCAACCCTTATAACTTCCATAAAAAGTGAAGAGATTACTACAAAGAATTTATTAGATACAAATTTTGATAATGGATCTTGGTCTGGTACTGCAGATGGTAGACATGGTTCTACTGTTATTGCTGCCGAGCATGATACTTATATTCAAAGTAATGATGTAAGTGTTAAAAACGATGCTAATCTTACAGAAGTTCAATTGCAAAATGGTTTTACAACTAATCATCAATTTGAATATTGGCATTGGAATACTTACGAAAGTAATGTAAAGTCAACAGTAACTATAACAGGAGCAGATGGTGAAACAACAACACAAATTAGGAATTATAATAGTGATAGCTGTGGCAGTTTTAACTGTGGTGATTACGTCACTGGCAGTGATACTTATACTGTACTTTCAAGTTTACAAACCGACTATGACTTATCAGTTCGATATGATTTTACAGATTCATCAAATGCTACGAACAATCATTATGGGGTTGACCTCAAGCAACCTTCCCTCACTTTAACTTACGAATCAGATCCTATTGTTATTGAAAATATTGTTGAGCAAGAACTTATAGATTTGTTTGAAGATTTTAATCCAGAAGATAATTTTGTAATAGAAGAAACATTTGAAGTAGTAGAGTTCAAAGAAGATCCTATTTATATGAATGAGCCTGTTATGGAAGAGATTATAGAATTTTTTGATGAGCCTGTTATGGAAGAAGTAGTTCAAGAAGAAAAGTTTGATGAGCCAATGATATTGGAAGAGCCTACTATGGTTGAAGAAGAAACTAAAGAAGAAGAGCCTATGATTATGGATATGATTGAAATGGCTTCTGAAGAAGAGAATGAAGAAACTCCAATGGAAGTAGTAATGGAGATTGTTGAAGAAGAAAAAGAAGAAAAGCCAAAAGAAATTCAAGAAGAAAAAACTAATGAATCTGAAACTGTAGAGAATGATAGTGGACCAGAACAAATAAAAGAAAAAGAGATAAAAAAAAAGGAAACAAAAGTTGTTTCTCTTGATGACGTGTTAGAAAAAATTGATGAGAAGGTTAAAGATATAGGTAAAAATTTACAATTAAAAAATTTAGTTAAAATAAAAGTAATGACATCTGATAATAGATTAGAAGAATATAATATTCCATTTTATGACAACAGAATTATATATGATAACCAAATAAATATTGCAGATAATAGAGTTATTTATCAAGTAGATTTAGCAGAATATAAACAAAATGATCCTATTATACAAAGAAGAATTAAGTTAAATACTATTTTACAAGAACGTCAAGATTTGATAAATCAATTGCAGGTATTAAAGAATGGATAAATTAAAAAGTAACATTGGTGTAATCATGGTAATCCTAGGATTGATAGGATCTACTGGTACGTTCTATTCTAAATTTGCAAAGATGGAAGCAACTATAAATCAACTATCTTCTCAAAAAAAAGTTGATACATCTGGTCTTGAAAGACAACAAGCTATATTGGTTGAACGATATGAAAACATACAAGAAAGTATAAACACAAATATGTTTTCTATTAATGATAGTAATAATAATATTGCAACATTGATACAACAAAGCAAAGTATTAGAAGTAGAAGTTAATCTTCTTAAAAATCAAATCAAAGAACTAAAAGAATTAAGTGATAATCCATTAGCAAATTAAAATGGCTATAAGAAAAACCACTAAAGGTAAGAACGCAAACTACAGACCAACAAAGTCTGGAGCTGGCATGACATCTAAAGGTGTTAAAGCATATCGAAGAGCCAATCCTGGTAGTAAATTAAAAACTGCAGTTACTGGTAAAGTTAAAGCAGGATCAAAGGCAGCTAAACGTAGAAAATCTTATTGTGCAAGATCAGCTGGACAACTTAAAAATTCTTCTGCTAAAACAAGAAACGATCCTAACTCTAGAATAAGACAAGCTAGAAGAAGATGGAAGTGTTAGTTTGAAAAAAAAAGGTTGGGTTAAACCTAAAGAACATATATTAATTTGTGGTGTTTGCGAGACTTGTAAAAAGCAGCTCATGAGTAATATGGGTGGATGGATAGTTACTGCAAAGAAAAAATATTTTTGTCATGATGGTAAAGAAGGTTCTTGCTTTGACAATTATTGTGAGTTAAATATTAAACAACATAAGGAGCAAAATGAAAAAAGGTTACCACAAGACGGCTACTGGTAAAGTAGCAAAGAAAGGTTTGTATTATAATATCAACCAGAAAAAAAAATCTGGTACTTCTAATACTAAAAAGAAATCAACTATTACTTCCAAGGCTTATAAGAATATGAAGTCTGGATTTAAAAAGTAATTCTTCTTAAATCTTCAAACTCTTCCCAAATAGTATTACCAGGATTCCAATATCGTTTCTTCTCTATTTTATTTTTAAGAGAATGTAATACTGTTGTATGATCTTGGTTAAACACTCTACTCATTGAAGATACACTTACATTGTATTCTTCATGTAAAAGATTGTAGACAATGCTTCTTGCTCTAACTACATCTGTAGTTCTACCTTTGCTAAACACATCGTGCTTGCTAACAGTATATTTTTCACACACTTTATCTACAAGTTTAGAAACAATTTCTATGTTTGCATTCTTATATTTGATACCAACTTTATGTTTAACATTGCTATCTATTATTGGTTTCTTCTGTAGCAATTCTGCTGCATATAAAAACCCCTCTGAAAACCCTACCTCATATAATCTTTCTTCTTTGTTTGTTAGAAGGTAGAATGCTTTCTTAACTTTGTAGACAAAGTGATTCTGGTTTAAATTTTTTTTGTGCGTATTATAGTGTTGGCTTATATTTATGGTCATAGATCCCCTACAGTTTATGTTCGTTTTTTTTCAACCTTAAGTTATTATCTATTTAGCTGACAATAACTGTTCTTGCGTCTTTTCTATTTTCCAAAACAATCTATAAGAATCTTTTTGATACTTATTTGCTTTGTGCTTGGCTTCTAGATACTTCTTGTGTTTCTTCGCTTGAAGATCCTTTAGCTTCTGCAGACGCATTTTGATGTTTTCCATCATGCTCCTTTTTCACTGTTGTAAAATCGAGTTTAATATTCTCAATTTTTACTTCTGCATTTGTTCCTTCATTGGAACTGTTAGCAGCCTTCTCTATTGAATCAAATTCTTCGATTATAGTAAAACTACATTCTCCGTTCTTGATTCGAATATATTTTGTCATTCTTTTGTACCTTTTTCAACTTCTTTTTTGATTAAAAAATCTATATACTGTTTAGCTTTTTTAAGATCTTCGATACCATTTTTTCTTTTGTATCTAGAAATATACTTAATTACATTACCTTCACAGAAATTAAAATCATTTGCAATTATAAAATCAATAGGTTCAATTTTGTTAGCAGTGTAGTGTGGTGGTTCTTTTATGTTATCAGACATTATAAAATCCTTTTTTTAAAGCAAGGTGGGGAAAACGGAAAGGGAAAAAAACCCCACCCTGCTTGATACATTCTAACTAATTAGAAAGTATATTCGTTATTAGCATCTTTTGGTTCGCTTGCAAAACTATTATTACTAGATTTGCCTGCTCCACTAGGTGTTAAAATTATTGTAAGTTCACCAGCTTTTAGTTTTCCATCTTGATCTTTAGATGGGAACGCAGCTTGGTTATACCATTTACCATTAATGTTTACTCCAATGGTCCAGTTCTTATCTGGATGTTTCATATTTTTTGGACCAACATAAATAGGAAGTTTATCTTCTGGTGACTTCCAATCTGGGTTCTTGGTTAAGTTAATGTATATTTTTTCGGATTGATTATCCATATTTACTCCTTGGTTATATCAACTACTGTTGATTATTTGTTAGTTTGACTTCATGCTTACTAGACAAATCTCTGATCTGTTCGTAGGCTTTGAAGTTATTGTCTTTAAGATAAAGCACTTGATCTCTAACTTCTTTTTTAACTGCAAACAATTGCTTGTCAGTTTTAGTTGCTAGTATCTTTTTGCTTATCTCTTCTACATTCACATCGTTATCTGTGTATGTAGGTTCTACAGATGGCTCTGAAGAATTTTTTTCAAATGGTGCAGCTGCGTAACCATCCTCATCTTTTATTCCAGTTTTTAAATTTAAAAGATTTAAGAACGCATACTTTCGTGAGTATGACATTGCATTACCAGTTCCAAATTGATCCATTTTGCCTAGAGCTGAACATCCGTCAACAATAATAAAACTTTTTGGATCATCGATGTCATGTACTCTCATTGTACATACACACATAACCATATTTCTAGATTCAACTGTTTCAGTTAAATAATTACAAGTTACATACAAACCTTGATCTAACAATGATTGTGTTGCAACTTCTTGAACGGCATCGTGAAGTAAGGGATTAAATCTCATACCAGATACTTTGTCTGCTTTTTTTACACCCCCTGCATTAATGCAAGCTGCGTGTAACTTTTGATATATATTTTTTTTCATATTTTTGTTTTCCATTTTATATACGTTGTTTTTTTCGCTACTCATATTTTTCCTTTTGTTTAATTGTTACTAGAATGGTAATAAACCCCATACTTTTTGTGCATAAATAAAAGTATAAGTTCCTATTACTTTTGTTTTATATATTAACCACGACATAGTTTTCCTTTTGTTATTGTTATTGTTTTATTCCCCATAATTTAGTTATGAGTTCTTTTTGTTCATCTGCTAAATCTTTGTAATAAAAAAAGTGATTAAGATCTGGTGGCTCACACATCAAAGCTAACTTCTCTATGTTGCCTTCACAAAACATAATCATCTTTTCCCATAATAAAATTTTATCAATCATTTTATTATAAAGATATTTCAAATGGTCTGCCTTCATCAACTCATGACTTTGATCAAAGATGACATAATCTTTATCATTAACATATACCAAGTAAGGTATCTTCTTTGTTGTCATGTAGTAGAACGAAGTCTGGGTAAGGTTTTCAAGTGTAGGTTCAGTTGGTAGATCTTGAGTGATCATGTTCCATTCTTCTTTGCCTTTAATCTTTCTTAAATTAGGTGGTTTAGTTTTAAGTTCTATAAATTTTGTTTTGCTCTCGTAATCAATACGACCAATGACAGGTTTAATCATATCAAACTCTTTTAGTTCAACATATCTTTCACAAACCAATTTATCTTTACCAATAATATCTTGCACAACCTTTTTTGTAATTGGAATACAATCTTCGGCAAACTTCAACATAGCTTCTCTGCCAAACTTATCTTTTGCGTCTACTGGTAGATTTTTATTTACTAATTCTAATTCTGCTGCGAAACAATTTTGATAGTTTCTTTCTTCTTCTGTAAACTCATCTTGCTTAATTGTTTTTGATTTATAAATTACATCTGCAATCATTCTCTGGACCACATTGTTAACTAGATTTCCAAAGTTAGCTTTGTATCTAAATGCAAACTTCCTTCTAATCTCTTGTGGGAAACTATAACCTAATAAATTTTTTGCAAAGGGTGTACTTGTAGAAGAATAAGACCAATGATCTAAACCTTCACCACCATTATATATTGAGAATGCTTTTTTTATTTTATCTTTTTCCATTTTTCCTTTCGCTTTTTTTTCTAACAATTACAGTGATTTTAAGTAGTTGTCAACGGATAATTTTAATTGTATAACGGAGAGAAAAATGAATAAGAAAAAACTACCATATAAAAAGGTGCGTGTAATTTGGGTTGATATTTGCTCATCTTCCCAATGGTATGATGATTTAAAAGATGTTGATGATTTTAGCTACAGTTGGTGTGAAGATATTGGCTACTTATATTATAAAGATTCTAAAGTAGTTAAGATTTTTACTTCATTTACTTTTGATGAAAATAAATTATCAATTGGCAATATTACTGCTTATCCTAGATCCGTAGTTAAAAAAATATTATACGAAAAATGACATATTCTGGAATCTTCGATGAAGTAGATCTTAAAGAAGTTAAGAAGTTAAAAAAAGAAATAGATAAATTAAAAAAAATAATAGATGATCTTGAAACTCATATGAACTTAAAAGATTTTGAGATACAAAGTTTAAAAGAAAGATTAAAAAATGGCTAGAGATATTTATGCTTTTAGTAATGGCAAGTATTCAGATTTTCATAGAAAATATGACGGAATTGCTTACATCGATGTTGATGCTGTTGAATGTTGTATGTACTGTTATGAGCCATTAGCCATAATTGAAACTTGCTATGATAAAGGTCAAGAATGGAAGGCTACAACCCTATCAAAGATCATCGCTAGTCGCTTAAATATACCCTGCTTTTTAGTGTTCTATAAAGAACTGACACCAACTAGCCTAACCTTTAGGATTAAACGTATAAGAAGCCGTCAGACCAAATTTCAAATCATGAGTGAAGATCAATGGGTAATAGAATTAAGAAAATTTCACGAAAATCATAAAGAAAAATGTCAATCACCAAAAAGAAAGGATAAGTAATGAATACTACACGAGGATTTTTACATATAACTTATAAACTATATCATCATCTTGATATTGTAGAGGGGGAGAGAAAATCACATTGTTTAAATGTATTTCTATCTGTAATGAAATATGCTTGGAAGAAAAATGGCTATAAAGCTGGATTAAGGCATGAAACAATCCATAAGGATACTGGACTTTGTCGGACCACTATTAAATCCTGCCTAGAAACTCTTAATAAATTAAATATTGTAAAATCTATTAGAGGTAGATCTGGTAAAACTTATATTGTTAATGAAATGTTTTTAAGAACTGAAAAACTTTATGAGCCAACCCAGATAGACGTTAAACCTACACAAGATAGCCGTTTTACGACTACATTAGAAGAAACATTATCCATTAATAATATATCTAAAATAGTTAAAGGTTTTGCAGGGGATAAGGATAAGATTATAAGTCAATTATCACAGCTGCCTTTAGATGAATTAAAGGATGAGAAAGTTAATGTATATTTTTGTAAATTAGCAATTCAAAAAAAAGAAGATGATGAACGAGATAGCAAAGCAACTTATGTTAATGGGGATAAAATTGTTGCTGCGTTGTCCAAAATAAAAAAACAATCTAATCCAAGATATAGAGCAAAGGTTGAGTATAATAAAAGGAATGGAATTAAACCATGGGAGAATAAATAATGGTAGGTAGACCAATGAGAAAGGTATTTTGTCAAGGTTTTACCAGAGCTGGTTTAAGACTAGGCTTAAAAATCCCTTGTAAAATGAAAGGCTATCCATTATCTGGTGGTAAGTTATTCAAATGTAAATATCATGGCTATCAAAATTATGATAAGTTTAATAAAGCTAACTATACAGATGAAACAAGAATAAAACAATTATCCAAACTATTACAATTTAGGAACTATACAAATGAGCAACTCAAAGAATACTATTACACAAAAACCAAGCCAAGAATTAATATCAGAGGAAAATCTATCTACCATTTGCGAAAAATTGGTAAACGGATTAACCCTTACAGAGATAATACAGGAAAAGCAGTATCCGTACAGCTTAGCGAAGTTTTACAATTACTTAAAAAAAAATCCAGAGTTAGAAGCTAAAATTACTGAAAGCCGAAAATTGGGTATACAAACCTTAATAGATAAACTGTTGCAAGTTTTTAGCTATCAAGAAATTGAATCTCCACAAGAAATTTTATTTATTCGTGAGAAAACAAAATTTATTCAATGGATTGCAGGCAAGGTATCCGATTTATATAGTGATAATAAACCTATTAAACAAAATATAGATTCTAAAATGACAATTTCTTGGGAAGATAATACTGATAATATGATTGATGTATCCGAGGATATAACAGATGTTATACCCCCAGATAATAAAGATTAGATTTTTTTTGCTATATATTTAAAAATAGGATCATGATTTGTGGACCCATACTTTATACGTTTTTGATATAAGACAACATTGTTTCCTTCTGCTAATCTCATAAACAAATTTGCTATATCCCTTGTTTCATTATTATAAAATCTATCTCTAGCCAAATAACCCTCGTGATAGGTTATAGTTTCGTTAGATTGTGCCGTCTGTATCCATGTTTCGTATTTGCTTAACATTTTTTTTATCCTTTGTTAGTTGTTTGTTTTTGTAATGAGTGTAAATTATTCCTTTAGCACTCAAAATATTTAAAAGCATTTCTTTTTGTAATGCTCTCAATTCTTGTTTACTCATATTTTAGTTTGTATTTCTTTTAAGTAATCTTCGTTTTCTTTTTGTATTTCTTCTTCTATTTCTTTCTTTACTTTTTTTCTTTCATATTCTCGTGCTTTATTTATTTCTTGGACCAATCTTATTTCGTCTTGTGTTTGATCTGGCATTATTCCTCGCTTTCTGTGTCTATACCTATGTTAAATAAATGATCTTTAAAATCTTGATCACTCATATTTTTAACTTCATTATTATAATAATCGTATAATAATTCATTTATAAAATCATTATCTGCACTTTCCATTTGAGATTTAATATATTCTTTTTTTGTCATTTATTACCTTTCATTTGTTTTTTATATTCTCGCAATGTTTTTGCATTGCTAAAATTTAATAAATTTATTTGATAAAAAAAAGGGTTCATATCGTCACATTGCCACCCTCTTTTTTTGTTGATTTTATTGACTAATTTAACAAATCTATCTTTCCATGTATCCATATTTTTTAATATCCCTTCTGTTTATATTGTTATTATTGTTATTATTGTTAAAAATAAAATCATTACATAAAAGTAAAAATTTAAACTACTCATATTTTTTCACTTGTAAGTTTTTTTATTTTTCTCAACTGTTGTTTTAACTTTACGATTATTTGAGCCGTTTTGATGTCGATAATATCCCTATGATCATCTTGTAAATTTAAAGATCTTAAAAAATGATCTATATGCATATCGCCTAATTTAATATTGACCCCTTTAGATTTTGAATAATAATATTTATTCTCTAAAGTTTCGAGTGTATCGCTTGCAATGGCTCTATTGTCAATTACGGCTTGTATTTTTACCAATTCTTTTAATGTACTCATATTTTTTTATATCCTTTTTGTTAACTTACTTTTTTTATTATATTATTTTCAATCGTAATTTTTGCAAAAAATTTTCTATTCAAATCGCAACCAATTACAATTCCGTTTGGTGTGTACTCATCTTTAAAAATATTGGTTTCGGTGTAGTCTAATTCTTGACCAATATTATTTTTAAGATCTTTTTTAGTTTTATAGTGTACTTGTATTGTCATATTTTCCTTTTTTTGGTTTGGTTTATAAACTTTCTCTAAACTTTTTTAAATCTTCAAGTTTAATTTCTACTGTTTCAAACTTTTTAGCTTGCAACTTATTTTGCAATTTCTTTTTGCCGTAAGTTTTAACTTTTTCAACTATTATTGATGTAGTATCCTTTTTATAGCATAACAAACAATCCTTGCATTTTTGACCCGTACAATTTTGTTTTTCTACAAAATCAGTTTCTACAACTGTATTAAATGTCTTATCAAAATGTTTCGGTACTTTGGTCATAATATGATTGGTCAAGGGTGATGAGTAAATCAATATTAGATTTTTTGGTTTTTCGTGATTGTCAAAATATGGTTTAATTATATCAAACCTTTTGGTCCACAAGCTAAACGTACAGTGTGGATTTTTCAAAGCAATATTTACATAATTTTCTAAATTGATTGTGCCTTGTTTTTTATCTAATGCTAATTCACCATGAGCATTAAACCTAAAAAAAGCATTATTGATAATAGGCAATGCGTCTGGGTGTAATACTTTTGAATTTAACAAGTCAGTATTTCGTTGCAAGGATGCTTGCATATTTTTTCTAAATGTATTCAACATATTATGAGAATAACAAAAAGTACAAATATTTTTTGCATCTTGTTTTTTATATTGTTTTTGGCAATATTCATTTGATACTGTATTAGTTGAAATAGCTTGAAACCCCTCTAATTTTCCAGTCATTTTTGATATATGTATAGACATTATTTTCCCCCTTTCAATTTTTCTTGCATTAAATCAAAATTTTCACCGATTAATTTTAATTGTTTTTGTGCTTCTTTTTTACCTTCAACAGTTAAATTTGAATAAATTAAAGCATATGTAATTAATAAATCACTTGTTGAACTAGTAATATTAATTGTTTCAGTAGTTGTTTTTTTATTTGTTTTTAGTGTCATATTTTCCCTTTTTTTGTTTGTTTCGTTATTTGTATCAAATTGATAATTAATCATAAGTTGACAGATTGACGCATGGTAATTGTGGCTAGAATGTGGCACAGCTGAATTGTGGCTAGATTGTGATTAAGTTTTTAAGATACTTTTTAATGGTCCAGAAATTATATTGAGTGAGTTAGAGAGATATATTTAAAATGAGTTAAAGATATTTAAATGATGCTATTCAAATCTATCCTTCAAGTTTTTCAATTCACACGTTAAGACTAACGGCTTTGATTATTTAAAATATTACTAACGATAATAAACGGATATCAATTGTAATATATAAAGAATAAATATTTTTATCTTTTTCTGTGGTAAATTAAAGATTGCGTGGGGGGTATATACCCAGATTTTACTAGCAATTTACTATATATATATACATGGATAATTTACACACTCACACACACATACCCTGCACCAGTTATACACAAACACTTTTTTGTTTTATTTTTTTTCAAATATACTAGATATAGTATATGGCTTACCTTGACACAGAAGATTTAGATTGTATTGCATTTGTGGATGAAAAGACTAATGCAGTAACAGTTAAGTTCATTGGTATACCTAATAAAGAATCAGCTGATCTATTTATTAACTATGTAATGGTAACATTAGGAATAGATTACAATTCTTTAAATGATATGCATAAATCTAATATGTTACACTAATGAATATTAAAATACCTTACACACCTAGAAAACATCAAAGCTACTTACATCAACAAATTAATAAACATAGATGGAGTGTGCTAGTATGTCACAGGAGATTTGGTAAAACAGTATGCATGATCAACCACTTAATCAAATCAGCTTTAATGTGTACACATAAGAACCCAAGATTTGCATACATTGCTCCTACATTCAAACAGGCAAAAAGTATTGCCTGGGATTATATGAAACAGTTTACTGATAAAATCCCATCAACAAAGTTCAATGAAACAGAGTTAAGAGTAGATCTACCTAATGGTGCTAGAATAACATTACTCGGAGCAGAAAATTCTGATGGCTTAAGAGGTATCTATCTTGATGGCTGCGTCATAGACGAATACGCAAACATCGATGGAAAGCTATTTGCAGAGATAATTAGACCAGCTTTATCTGATAGAAAAGGATACTGTGTGTTTATTGGTACACCTGCTGGAATGAATAATAATTTCTATGATTTATACCAACACGCAAATGGTGCAGAAGATTGGTTTAACTACAAAGCTAAAGCTAGCAATACAAAGATAGTTGACCAAGAAGAATTAGATAAAGCAAGAGAGATTATGGGTGAGAAGAAGTACCTACAAGAATTTGAATGCGATTGGATTGCCAACATTGAAGGTGCGATCTATGGAGACGAAGTCGCCAAGTTAGATGATAAGAAGCAACTAGCAAGAGTTCCCTACGATCCTACTTTGCCTGTCTCAACTGCATGGGATCTCGGTGTCGCAGACCACAGTAGTATTATATTCTTTCAACAAAAAGGAACAGCAATACAGATAATAGATTACCACGAAGAAAGAGGTCATGGATTACCACACTATATTCAGATGCTAAACGAAAAACCTTATATCTACAAAGATCATTATGCACCACACGATATTGATGTACAGGAGTTCGGCAATGGCAAAACCAGAAGAGAGGTTGCTTATCAATTAGGAATTAGATTTAAAGTAGTACCGAAGCTACCAGTAGAGGAAGGAATCCACGCAGTAACAATGTTGCTTAACAGATGTTGGTTTGACACTGACCATTGTAAAAAGTTAATAGATGCGTTAAGACATTACCATAGGAAGTATATTGATAAGAATAGAATGTTCAGATCAAAGCCTGTACACGATTGGAGTAGTCATGCTTGCGATGCGATGAGGTATCTTGCAGTGGGGTTACAAGAATTAAATACTAGACAAACAGCTCCACAAAGTGTAGCAGATAATAACTATAGGATTATTTAATTATGGGATCAATATTCAAACCAAAAATGCCAGCTCTGCCACCACCTCCAGCTCCTGTTGAAGCACCTGCTCCAGAAGTTTCGCCAGAGGAAGAAGCAAGAATTGCAAAAGAACAAGCAGCTATTGAAAGAAAAAGAAAAGGAAGAAAATCTACAATCCTTACTGGACCACTAGGTATTCAAGAAAACGAAGAAGAAAAACTTAAAACATTACTAGGAGATTAATATGTTAGATAAAATTAAGAAAGTAATTAATAAAATTAAACCTGCTGCTAAAAAAGTTGTTAGCAATATGGATGATCTAGATACTGGTGTAGGTATCAATCAAACAGTTAAAACAGAAGGAAAAGTAGAAGTTAAATCTGAAACTAAATCTTCTTTAACATTCGGAAAATAATATGCCAGCTTGGGATGTAGGTAAAGGAACAACTAAACAATCTTACGATGCTGGTAGAACAGGTAATCATAATACTAATGGTGTAGCTGATAATAATAGAGAATCATACAAAACATCTAATGCTTATAAAGTTGAAGCAAAAAAAGCTGCAAAAATTTCTAAAGCAAATAAAATAAAACAAGACATGGTAGATTTTAAAAACTACTCTTATACACCACCAAAATTTGTACCTTCAATTGTTGGATCGGTTTCTTCAAAACTTTTTGGAAAAAAATCATTTGAAGTAAACAAATCATATTATGAAAAAAATCTTATTGGTAAAACAAATTTAGCAACAGGAAAAGCATATAGTGCTTCAGTAGAAGATTACAAAAGTTACATGAGTGCAAGAGGTTCTGGATCAATAGATGCTATGGGTAGAGAAGTTAACAATCGTGATGGGGGTGGTGGTCAGTTAGTTGAAAAAAATATCGGTGGAAGAACTTTACTTACAACAACACCAACTACTGCAGAAGTTTCACAGAGCAATGCTGCTCAAGTAGAGGATAGTGAAGAGTTAAGAAAAAAAAGAGTTAAGGCAAAAGGAAGATCACCAACAATCATGACAGGAGTTACAGGTGTAACTGGTGGCTTGACTTTGGGTAAACCAAGTTTATTAGGTAGAGCATAATGGCACAAACAGATTTAGCAAAAAATTTATTATCAAGATTTGACAGATTAAAATCTCAAAGACAAAATTGGGAAAGTCATTGGCAAGAAGTTGCAGACTATATGCAACCAAGAAAAGCTGATGTAACTAAAACAAGATCTAAAGGTGATAAAAGAACTGAACTTATTTTTGATAGTTCACCATTACAATCAGTAGAATTATTAGCAGCATCATTACATGGTATGATGACTAACCCATCAACACCTTGGTTCTCTTTAAAATTTAAAAATGATGGAATGGAAGGAGAGGATGAAGCAAAAGAATGGTTGGAATCTACTACAGAGATTATGTATTCAGTATTTAACAAGTCTAACTTTCAACAAGAAATTTTTGAATTGTATCATGATCTAATTACGTTTGGTACGGCAGCAATGTTTATTGAAGAAGATGATGAAGATGATTTAAAATTTTCTACAAGACACATTAATGAAATGTATATTTCAGAAAATGACAAAGGTAGAATAGATACAGTATTTAGAAAGTTTAGAATATCTGCAAGAGCTGCAATACAAAAGTTTAAAACTGTATCAACTAACATAGCAGTTATAGCAAAGAAAGATCCTTACGAAGAAGTAGAAATACTTCATGCTGTTTATCCTAGATCAGATTTTAATCCTGTAAAACAAGATAAAGAAAATATGCCATTTGAATCTGTATACCTAGACGCAGATTCTGGAGACGAATTATCTGTCTCTGGATTTAAAGAATTTCCATTTGTAGTTCCTAGATACTTAAAAGCATCACACGAAATTTATGGTAGATCTCCAGCAATGACAGCTTTGCCAGACGTTAAGATGCTAAATGAAATGTCTAAAGTTATAATTAAGTCTGCACAAAAACAAGTTGATCCACCTTTACTTGTTCCAGATGATGGATTTATGTTGCCTGTAAGAACTGTACCTGGTGGACTAAACTTCTACAGAGCAGGAACTAGAGATAGAATTGAACCATTAAACATTGGTGCAAATAATACACTAGGTTTAAATATGGAAGAGCAAAGAAGAAACTCAATCAGAAATGCTTTCTATGTAAATCAATTACAAATGCAAGATGGTCCACAAATGACGGCAACAGAAGTCATTCAAAGAAATGAAGAGAAGATGAGATTACTTGGACCAGTTCTTGGTAGACTTCAATCTGAATTATTAAAGCCATTGATTGATAGATCGTTTGCAATTTTAATGAGAAAGAATTTATTTCCTAATCCACCAGAATTTTTATCTGGTCAAGATATAGAAATTGAATATGTATCACCACTTGCTAAAGCACAAAAATCTACAGAGCTGTCATCTATTATGAGAGCAGTTGAAATTTTAGGTAGCTTATCAAATGTTGCTCCAGTGTTCGACCATATCAATATGGATAAATTAGTTAGGCATTTAACTAGCATTGTTGGTGTACCTCAAAAAATTTTGAAGCCACAAGCTGAACTAAATGCTGAAAGACAAGAAGCAGCAGCACAAGCTGAACAACAACAACAGATGCAACAGATGCAACAAGTAGCACAAGCAGGGAGAGATATAGCACCATTAGCAAAAGCATTGCCAGAAGAAGCACAAGCATTAGCTAATTCAGAAGCTGAATAGTATGAACCAAAACAAAGAACTGGAACAAATAATAAAAAAATTAAGAGACAGCTATCAACATATTTTTAACACAGACGAAGGCAAAGAAGTCTTGTCTGATTTAGAAAAAAGATGTCATTATCATTCTACCACTAATGTAAAAGGTGATAGTCATGAGAGTGCATATATGGAAGGTCAACGTAGTGTACTTCTATTTATAAAAACAATGCTACGCAAGGAGAATAAAAATGTCAAGTGAACAGATAACACAAACTAATGTGCCTGTAGAAGAGACAACACAAACTACTACAGACACTCCTCAAGTAACTGAACAACCAACTGTTACCAACTCTTGGAAAGAAACAATCTCGGAAGAGTTTAGAAACGATCCTAATATTTCTAAATTTACTGAAATAGATGCGTTAGCTAAAAGCTATATCAACGCAACTAGAATGATTGGTCAAGACAAGGTAGCAATACCAAATGAAAACTCAACAGACGATCAATGGAATGAAGTGTATGGAAAACTTGGCAGACCAGAATCTGCAGATAAATATAAGTTAGAAGTACAATCTGAAACAGCTTCGTTAGATGAGAATGCAATAAAACAATTTGCAGAGAATGCTCACCAACTTGGTTTGAATAATAAACAGGCTCAAGGAATTTTAGAATACTATAAAAATTCTATGGAAGGATCTGTTCAACAAGCAAGAGTAGATACAGAAACTGCTCAAGCAAATGCTGAACAAGAACTTCGTAAAGAGTGGGGTAGATCTTATGATGAAAATATAAAAAGAGCTGGAGCAATTGCTAAAGCAAACATGAGTGAAGATATACTTAATATGGAACTAAAAGATGGTACTCGTATTGGAGATCATCCTTCTGTCATAAAAGGTTTTGCAAACATTGCTAATCTTATGTCTGAAGATAAATTGATTAGTACAGAAAGCGAAGGTATGGATCAAAGTACAGATTACCAAGCTGAAATTAGTAAACTTGTAAATGATAGAGATGGTCCATATTGGAATAAATCTCATCCAGATCATGATAAGATAGTTCAACAAGTATTTACTTTAAGAACTATGTTGAATGGATAAAGAAGAAATAAGATTAGAAATACTTCGTATTGTTGTAGAGAGTGGATCAGAAAATCAAAAATCTAATCCCTTGCCAATCTGCGAAGAATATTATAAATGGGTTTGTAAGGCGAGTGAAAATTCGCCTAACAAAAGTAAGACAATTCGTAAGAACCTTACTGCCAACAAGGAATAGACTTGTAGTCTAAAAGACTTTAAATCCAAGAGAAGCCAGAATTTCTGATAACGTCTCTGTTTTGTTTTAACATTAACTTAACAATAATAGGAGACATAATATGTCAACTGAAATAACAAAAGCATTTGTAGAACAATATAGTTCAAACATACAAATGTTATCACAACAAAAAGGATCACTTTTAAGAGATAAAGTGAGACTTGAATCTGTTACAGGGAAAAATGCTTTCTTTGACCAAATTGGTTCTGTAACTGCAACTGTAAGATCAAGCAGACACTCAAATACTCCACAAGCAGATACACCACATAGTAGAAGACGTGTATCACTTGTTGATTATGAGTTTGCAGATCTTGTAGACGATCTAGATAAAGTAAGAATGTTAGTAGATCCTACTTCTAGCTATGCACAAGCTGCTGCTTATGCAATGGGTAGAGCAATGGATGATGCTATCATCGCTGCTGCAACTGGTTCATCTGACACAGGTGTTGCTGGTGGTACTGCTGTTGCATTACCTGCTGGTCAAAAGATTGCTGAAGCTGGAACTGCTGGTTTAACTATCGCTAAATTAAGACAAGCGAAAGAAATCATCGATCTAGCTGATGTTGATCCTTCACTAAAAAGATACATCATAGTATCTCCAAAACAGATCTCTGATCTATTAGGAACTACTGAAGTAACTTCAAGTGATTTCAACACAGTAAAAGCATTAGCATCTGGTGATGTTAATACTTTCCTAGGTTTTGACTTCTGTGTAACTAACAGACTATCAATCGCTTCAAGCAAAAGAAAATGTATTGCCTTCGTACAAGATGGTCTTGCATTAGCTATGGGTAAAGACTCTACTGCTAGAATCGATGAAAGATCTGACAAAGGTTACGCAACTCAAGTTTACTATTCTGCTGCATTCGGTGCAACTAGAATGGAAGAAGCTAAAGTTGTAGAAATACTTGCTCACGAAGCATAGTAAATAAATTTTAGGGGGTGGAAGCGAGAGTGGAAACCCCCTAGAGTGCATGATAAAAGAAACAAAAAATTTAGAAACTGTAGTACATTTAAAGAAAGGTAATTATATTTACAGATACGTTTTAGTAGACAGGTTTCAACATGATGGTAAAAATCATTATGGTTTTGACAAAAAACAAGGTAAGACAATAGAAGAAATCTTTGCTTTAAAAAAAGATAGACAAATAAGACGCAAGTATATAATAAGGAAGTAATATGGCATCAGTAGTAGACATTTGTAATGGAGCATTAAATCAACTAGGTGCATCAACTATACTTACACTTACAGAAGATTCAAAGAACGCAAGACTTTGCAATGCAAGATACACACAAGTTAGAGATAGTTTATTTAGATCTCATCCCTGGAATTGTTTAATTAAAAGAGTTGAACTTGCAAAAGATACCGAAGTTCCTTCTTGGGGTTTTTCATATCAATTTACTTTACCTGCAGATTGTTTAAGACTTCTTACAATTTTAAATTATGATTATGATTATAAAGTTGAAGGTAGAAAAGTTTTAGCAAATCATGGAACAGTAAAAATACAATACGTTGCAAGAATAGAAGATCCTAATCAATATGATGAATTATTAAGAGAAACTATTTCTTCATCATTAGCAGCAGATATTGCTTATGCTGTAACTTCATCTAATCCTACGGCTTCTAATATGTATTCTTTATTTCAAGATAAATTAAGAGAAGCAAGATTTGTAGATGCTACTGAAGGTCAAAATACTAATCCAGATAATGGTCAATCAGATATTATTGGTTCTTCATCTTTTATAAACTCAAGGTACTAACCCATGGCTAGAGTTGCTGTTCAATTAACGAACTTTACAGGTGGTGAGTTGTCTCCTAGATTGGATGGCAGAAACGATTTACAAAAATATCCCACAGGATGCAAGACATTAGAAAACATGATTGTTTATCCTCATGGAGCTGCAGCTAGAAGATCTGGTACACAGTTTGTAGCAGAAGTAAAAGATAGTTCTAAAGAAACAAGATTAATTCCTTTTGAATTTTCTACAACACAAACTTATATGTTAGAGTTTGGCAATCAATACATAAGATTTTATAAAGACAATGGTCAAATATTATCTGGTGGTTCGGCTTATGAAATTAGTTCACCTTATTTAGAAGCAGAATTATTTGACATTAAATATGCACAATCAGCTGACGTTATGTATTTGTGTCATCCTAATCATCCTGTAAAAAAATTAGCTAGAACAGGTCATACATCTTGGACACTAACAAGTGTTGATTTCACAAATGGTCCATTCATGGATCACAATATAGAAACAACAACTATAACAGCATCACATACCAATACTGGTCAATCAGCTACACTAACATTATCATCAACTACTGGAGTAAATTCTAACCAGGGATGGTTATCAACAGATGTAGGTAGATTAGTTCATGTACTTGATGGTCATGCAAAAATTACAGCATATACATCAACAACAGTAGTTACTGCTGAAGTGTTATCAGATATATCTAATGGTTCTGCTACAACTGATTTTGCATTAGGATCATTTAGTTCTACTACTGGTCATCCTTCTTGCGTAACTTTTTTTGAACAAAGATTAGTATTTGCAGCAACCTTATCTCAACCACAAACATTATTTTTTTCAAAGTCTGGTGATTATGAAAATATGGATGATGGTTATCACGAAACTGTAGCAGATGATGATTCTATTATTTATACTATTGCTTCTAACCAAGTTAACGCAATTAGATTTATGACAGCTACAAGAACTTTAATTATTGGTACTGCTGGTGGTGAGTTTGCAGTTAGTGGTGGTGGAACTGATATTGCAATCACACCTACAAACATATTAATTAAAAAACAATCTAACAATGGTGCAGCAAACGTAGATGCACTAGCCGTAGGTAACGCAACTTTATTTTTACAAAGAGCAAGAAGAAAATTAAGAGAACTAGCTTACAATTTTGACGTAGATGGATACCTTGCTCCAGACTTAACTATCCTTGCAGAACATATTTCTGAAGGTGGGTTTAAACAATTATCATATCAACAAGAGCCTAATCAAATTATTTGGTGTGCTAGAAATGATGGTCAACTAGCTGGATTAACTTATCAAAGAGAACAACAAGTAGTTGCTTGGCATAGACATATATTTGGTGGATCATTTGGAAGTGGTAACGCAGTTTGTGATAGTGTTGCAACTATTCCAACAGATGATTCAGAATATCAAACATGGGTAATTGTAAAAAGAACAATCAATGGTGCTACAAAAAGATACATAGAATATATTCATGAATATGATTTTGATGAAACAGATGATACTTCATTTAATTTTTTAGATTCACAATTATCTTATGATGGTTCAGCTGCTTCAACTATATCTGGTCTTGCTCATCTTGAAGGTCAAACAGTATCTATATTAGCTAATGGTGCAGCACATCCAAACAAAGTTGTTAGTTCTGGTGAAGTTATATTAGAAAGATCTGCAACTAAAGTTAAAATTGGTTTACCTTATACATCTTTATTACAAACAATGAGAATAGATGCTGGCTCACAAAATGGTACATCACAAAGTAAAACTAAAAGAATCTATGACATTACTGTTAGACTTTATGAAAGTATTGGTGTCGAGGTTGGACCAGATTTAGATAACATGGAAAGAATACCTTTTAGATCTTCAGCTAATGCTATGAATAGTGGTATCAGTGTATTTACTGGAGACAAAGAAGTAGAATTTAGAGGAAACTATGAAACAGATGGTTTTATATTTGTTAGACAAACTCAACCTTTACCTTTGACGATACTGTCATTATATCCTAAACTTCAAACAAACGATGGATAGTAGGATAATCAATATTGTAAAGTACAAAGGTGAGCATGGTCAATATATTATGAAGCAACAAATGAATCATGTATTAATGGATAAAGATATGGAGTTTGAAGGTAACGCAATGAATTTAGAACAAGAGAATTTAGCATTTACAGGTATGATTGATGGCAAACCTATTTTTGCTGCAGGCATGAAAATTATTTGGAGTGGTGTTGCAGAAGGTTGGGTGCTAGCAACTAAAGATGTTTTGGATTATCCATTGTCTGTTGCGAAAGCAATTAAAAAAGATTTTGCACGAATTGCTAAAGAAAACAATATCAATAGAGTTCAAAGTGCTATAAGAGCAGACTATACAACAGGTTTAAAATTTGCTAAATGGTTAGGATTAGAGGAAGAAGGTTTAATGAAAAAATTTGGTTTTGATGGTTCAGATCAGTATATGTATGCGAGGTTATTCTAATGGGATGGCAAGCAGCAGTAGTTGGTGCAATAGGTGCAGCAACAGTTCAACAACAAGGTAAGATTGGAAAATTTAATCAAGCTGTTAGTGAACGTAATGCTCAAGTTGCTGAAGCTGAAGCCGTACAAATAGAAAAAAAAACTGAATTTGATATTGCTAGATTTAATAATTCATACGAAAAATTAAAAGGTTCAGTAGAAGTAAACCTTGCTAAATCTGGTGTAGTTTCTGGACAAGGCACAGCATATAGAATAGCAACTGCCAATGCTAGAGAAAAGTATATGCAAGAAAATATTATGAGATACAATTCTAAAGTTGCTCAATCTAAAAAAATTGAAGAAGCAAACTTTGCTAGAATATCTGGTCAAATGGCTAGACAACAAGCTAGACTTGCACAAATACAAACAATAGGCTCTACAGGAACAAGTTTATTAAACATGAGTAATTTTGGAACAACACCAAACACAACAGGAAGTTATGGAAATAGAGGAACTGGTATGTCTGGTTATGGTGGGGGAGCTGATATATAATAATGCCAAAAATACCTACATTTACAACTCAAGCAACAATAACAGGTGAAGTTGGATCTGTTAAATCTAATATTCAAATGGGTTTAAATCAAACTATAGGATCTGCTTTAGCACCTATAACAAAAGAAATTGTACAACATAAAATTAAACAAAAAGATTTTGAAAATAAAACAGAAGCATTAAAATTAGAAAATGATTTTATTAGAGATATGCAGAAGGTTTATACTGAAGCAGGTAATTTAGAAAACGAAGAGCAAGCACAATCTATTGTTAAGAATAAATCAAATATGTTAATGCAAAGATATTCTGGTTTAGCAAGTAACAAAAATTCACAGACTTTATTTAATCAGTATGCTTTAGCTGAAGTTCAAAAGGGAGTTTTTAGAACAAGCACAGCAGTTCAAAGAAATACTTTAATTTCTTTAGATACAGAAGTAAGTAAGAAAAAATCAAGATTAATGTTAACAGCTTTAGATCTTACTGATGGTTTTGATTATGAAGTCTTGCAAAGAGATTTAGAAGATTTGTATGTTACAAATTATCAAGGCAAAGTTCCAAATGCTATTTTAGAAAAAATGGTAAGTGGAATACCTAATGAAATAAAATTTTTAGAAGCAGATAAAATGATTTCAGAATCTCCTAGAGAAGCATTAGCTATGTTAATGGATGAAAAAGATTTTCAAGGTTTAACATATGATTCAAGAAAAAAATTAATAGAGAAAGCTAAAATAACTATAGCACCTATGATTGAAGATGAGTACACAGATCATCTTGCTAAAATTGCCGTAGGTAAAAAAACATCATTTGATATGAAAACTGCTTCATTAGTATTACCAACAAAAACTGTAAATGAAATGATTGAACAAGAAACATTTGCTAAAGATCGTGCAGCAAATAATGCAATACTTCTTAACACTCCTTTATCATTAACAGAAGAAGTAGCAGATGGTCAAATAAAAGAATTTTATGAATTACATGGAGAAGTAAAAGGTAACGCAAACAAAACATATGTTAAGGGAATTGTAGCAGGTAAAAAGAAGTCTCTTAAAGAAGATGCAGTTGGTTTTATAAAAGAATTTGATACAGAGGTAGAACTTGCTTATCAAGAGTTAGAATCAGAAACAGATCCTAAACTTATAAAAGATAAAAAAACAAAGTTAATAGATTTATTAATTAATAAACAAAGAGATTTAGAAGTTGAAAAGATTAGAGTTGCTAGTAATGCTGAAATGCAACAAATAATAACAACACTTACAGATCCAGAAATTTCAGCAGAAGATAAAATTAATTTAGAAATGTTTACAAAAAATATGTATGGAGACAACAACATGAGTAAAGTTTTAAATCATTTATCAGATTTAAAAATTCCACAAGATTATATTACTGCGTTAAGCACAAATAGTGTACCTTTAAAAAAAGATATTTATTCTTCAAGTACACAAAATTTAGAAACATTAGAATCTTTAGTTAGATCTGGAATGAAAGATGGAGATAAATTTAATACTATAGAAAAAGCAATTGCTAAAGAGTTAGATGATTTTAAAAATGTAATTTATGCTCAAGGAGAAGGATCTGTAAGTTCAACAGCATATGCAGCAAACATTCAAAAAACAATTTATAAGTCTGCTTTATATAGAATAGAAACAAAAAATATGACTATAGACCAAGCTGTTAAATCTGCTTCACAAGAATTTTTAAAAGATTATCGTATAGGAGCTGATGAAACTTATTTGATTGCATCAGATGTTAATGGAGAAAAAACAAACCAAATATTATTAGAACAAAAAGTAGAAGCAGTTCTTTTAGAAATAGAAACTAATGAAGAATATGTAGATAAATTTATGGGTGAAGATGGTTATATGCATTTTGCTAAACTTGCAGGAGTAGAAAATTTAACTGAAGAAAAAGTAAGAGATAGAATTTTATCAAATATTCAAAATCATAGTAAAATGTTAAACAATAGCGATATGACAGGTTTTGTTGTTTATACAGAATTTGCAAATGGAGCAACACATCCTATTGTAAATGCAAATGGTGATAAAATAGAATTTTATAAAGTACCTACTGAAAATGATAAAGGTATTTTAAGTACAGAATTAAAATTTCCAGGAACAAATGAAGATATACAATTAGTGGATGAAGATGATGGTTTAAGTTATTTAGATGAAATTGTTTTAGATGAGAATCAAAATATAGGTGGAGAAAGTATGACATTAGGAAGTGCTGTTGATACTGTTGGAAATTTATTTGTATCAAAAGCTAACGCAGATATGCCAACATTAGGAGAAAAATTTTTAGCTGATAATAATAATATTAAAATGTTATCAGATGATGAGGGTAATGAATTAAAACCTTATAATTTAAAATATAATGTTAATGGAAAAGAAGTTATAGAAGATTTTAGAACTGTTGGAAAAGGTCATAAAATAACAGAAGCAGAAGAAAAAAGTGGAAAAATATATGGTTTTGATATTAACACTTTAACACAAAAAGAAGTAGATATTATTTTTAAAAAAGATTTAGAAATAGTAATTAAAGATGTAGATAAATTAGTTACAGATAAAAATATTAATCCAACTGCTTATAGTATATTAGTTCAAATGGGTTTCCAATTAGGTACTACAGGTTTAAGTAAATTTAAAAAAACAATTCAAGCAATAAATGAAAAAGAATATCAGTTAGCTTCTGAACATATGCTTTATAATTTTGAAGGTAAAGATTATAAAAATATTAGTAAAAAAATAGGAAAAACTAAATGGCATCAACAAACAGAATCAAGAGCCAAAAAACTTTCTAATTTAATGGATAAAATTAGATAATGATAAATTTTGGATTAGGTACATTTGAGCCTTCTGAACAAGAAATAGGTTCTTTATACAATCAAACTAAAAGTGGTTTTTGGGAAACTGCTGGTGCAACATTTATGAATGCTTGGAATTACAACCCAACATCTTCTGTGTTTAGATCTGTAGAACAAACTCTAGCATATCAATCAAGTAGTGAATATTTAGATAGAGATGAATTAAATAAACAATATGGACATCTTGGTTTAGTATTTGAAAAAGATACTAGATCTGGTTTAGTTGATTATCTTGTAGAAAGAAAAGAATTAGAAAATGAAAGAGCAGACGTTATTGCCAGAGGTCCAGATGGTAAACTTGCTAAAAGTTTTTTCTTTTTAGAATCTCTTGGTACAAGTTTTTTAGATCCAATAAATTTTGCAGCATCTTTTGTTCCTGTTGTTAGTCAAGCTAGATTTGCAAACATGGTAGCAAGATCTGGTAAGAATGTTGCTAGAATGAAAAAAGGTTTAGTTGAAGGTTTTGTTGGTAATACAGCTGTTGAGCCACTTGTTTATGGTGTGGCAAAATCAGAGCAAGCAAATTATGATGCGTGGGATTCTTTTGCTAACATAGCTGTAGGTGGATTTATAGGTTCGGCAGCTCATGTTGGGTTTGGAAAGATGGGAGATTTTATTGCAGAGAAAAGAGGTAAGCCAAATATATATCAAAAACTTGCTGCAATCTCTCCAGAAAATCAACAGGCTCTATTAAGATATTCTGTTGGTAAAGTTTTAAAAGGAGAAAAAGTAGACACTGGAAATGTTATAGTTGAAAAAACTAGAATAGGTGATGAAGGATTAAATAAAATAGATAATCAAATTAAAGAATATAAAGGTTTATATAAAGATGCTTTAGATAATGGAGATAGAAAATCTGCAAAGATTTATTTGCAAAACTTGCGAAACCTACAAAAAACAGAAAGAGATTTATTTGCAGCAAAAAGAAAACAAGCTGACGAAGCTAAACTTCAAGAACAAAAAGAAGGTATTAATGCTAATAATAAAAAAAATGTAACACAAGTAGAACAAACAAGAAAAGAAAAAGAAACTTCTGAAATAGAAACTGAAGCAGAAAATTTAAATCAAACAGTTAAATTTAGACAAAAACAATTAGATATTAAAGATGAAGATATTTCTGTATTAGATAATTCTAAAAATGAAATTAAAAAAGTAGACAACAATATAAAAAACAAAACTAAATTAAGAGAAGCTATAGAAGCTGGAACTCACTGTACTAAAAGGAATAGTTAATCATGGATGTAAAAAAATTATCAAAATGTTTTAAAGAAGTTAAAAGATTAACAGGTGATCTTATATCTGATGAACAGATTAATGAAATTTTAGATGAAGCTAAAATAGCAGTTAATGAAAGTAAGTTTGATAAAGCACAAATTAAAACAGATAAAATTTTAGCACAAAAAGTTATCAATAAATTTGAATATGATCAAGCTGTAAAGAAAAGAAATCTTGCCGACAACAACATGAAGGCAATAGAGATATATCAAAAAGTAATAGATGCTGTAGAATTATCTTCAGATAAATCTGTTTCTAAATATTTAATAAAACCCTCTGAAGGTTTTTTAGCAATACTTGTTGGTAATCAAAAATTTTCTAACATTGCTAGAGATTCTATTGGATCAAGACAAATTGCAGGGGAAGAAATGTATTTCAATAAATTCTTTAAAGCAATTAATGATATATCACCTACTTCTTGGGATGCTTTAAGTTCTGGTAAAATGGATTTAGAAATTCAAGATGAAATGAGAGGTTTGATTTCTGGTAATGCAGAAGCTGCACAGATTGCTAAAGTTTTAAAAGATATACAAGCTGATTTAAGAGGTCAACTAAATGATCTAGGAGCAAACATAGGTCAGATAGATGATTGGATTACAAGAATGTCTCACAATACAGAAAAAATGGGTAGAGCTGCTAATGGATCTAAATTAATTAAAGATATTAGATTAGCTTGGAGAGAATATATTAAACCAAGATTAGATTTAAAAAGAAGTTTTGTAAATGTAAATGATCCTAAAGAAATAGATAAAATTTTAGATGATATTTTTGATAGTTTAATGTCTGGAGATCACACAAAACATGATGGTGCTGGAAGTATTTTTGGTACAAGAAATGTAACTAACAGATTAAATGCGTCAAGAGTTTTACATTTTAAAAATTCAAAAAGCAGACAGGAATACAGTGTTAAGTTTGGAGAACCCTCTTTAAAAGAAAATGTATTAGGTGTAATAACTACTAGCACAAGAAACATTGCATTAATGCAAACACTAGGAACTAATCCTAAAGATACTGTAGAAAAAGTTTTAAGTTTATTAAGAAAAAAATATAAAGATACAGATCCTAAAGAAGTTAACAAATTAAATTTTAAAAATTTTGAAAGTGAATTTAAAGAAATAGATGGAAGTATTAATGGTATTGCTAATGAAATATTAGCAAAAACAGGAATGATAATTAGATCTACAGGAGCAATGGCTAGACTAGGTATGACACCTATTACATCTTTTGGAGATATACCTCAATACATGGGAACATCAAATTTCCAAGGTAGAGGATTATTAAGTGGTTTGTTCGAAGCATTAACAGGATTATTTAATGCAAATGATAAAGCTGCAATGGAAGTTTTACAGGTAGTAAGTAACTCTTATACTGCTACAGCTTACAGAGGTAATGTGTATGCTGCAGGTAATGATAGTTGGGGTAAAATGGGTGAGTTACAAAATACATTTTTTAAATGGAACTCACTAAATGGATGGGTATCAAGATTAAAAAGTTCTATGATACTAGGTTTATCAAGACATTATGGAATGTTAACTGAAACAAAATTAAAAGATTTAGATGTAAGAGAAAGAAATTTTTTAAACCTATATGGAATTGATGAAGGTAAATGGGATATGCTTCGTTCAATTAAAACTTTAGCAGTTGATGATAAAAGATATTTAACAGCAGAAGGTGTAGATGAATTATCTAATGCAGAAATAATAAAGTATGTTGGTAGAGATTTATCTAAAAGAGAAATAAGAAACTTTAAAAAAGATTTAGAATTAACTTGGAGAAATGTTTTGGTTGATCAAGGTATGCATGGATCTCCAGAGCCAGATGCTGCAACTAGAGCAATTATGAATCAAGGTTTAGAGAAAGGTACTCCAATGGGAGAAACAATTAGATTTGTAATGCAGTTTAAAGGTTTTCCAATAAGTATGTGGAAGAAAATTATTGGTAGAGAAATATATTCTTATGGAGCAGACGAAGGTAGCCTACCAATGCTTAAAGGTTTATCAAGTCTTTTAATAATGGGTACTATTTTTGGCTATATAGCAATGTCTACAAAAGATATGATTAGAGGTAGAACACCTAGAGATCCAAAGAAAAAAGGAACAATATTACAAGCATTCGCACAAGGTGGTGGGGGTGGTATTTATGGTGATTTCNTAATAAGTGAAATACAAAATGAATATGGTAATGGTATATTTGAAACTGCTCTTGGACCAACTGCAGGAGATATTAAAAAATTCTTTGATATGGCTCAATCTATGAATGATCCTAAAAAAGCAGGTAAGAAATTTTATGAGTTAGCCGAAGGTCATACACCTTTTTTAAATTTATATTACAGTAAAGCTGCCTATGATTATCTAATTGGTTATCAAATTAAAGAGTTTCTTGATCCTGGGTATTGGAATAGAATGAAAACAAATCATTCAGAAAAAAGAGGTCAAAAATATTTTATGAAACCAGGTTCAATAATACCAGATTTTGATCAATTAAAAGAGTAGATAAAAGAATGAAAAAAGAATATAAACAAGAATATTTATTTACAAAACCATCAAGATTGTTTAAAGGTTTTTAGCATATGACAATATCATCGACAACAGTAAAAAATTCCTACTCTGGTAATGGTACACTAGATACCTTTAATTATACTTTCAAAGTATTTGCAGATGCAGACATTCAAGTTATTATTAGAGATGCGTCAGCTACTGAAACAGTTAAGACTTTAACTACACATTATACTGTAACTGGTGCAGGTTCTGCTTCTGGTGGAACTATTGTATTCACAGCAGGAAATATTCCAAGTGCAACAGAGACAGTTGTAATAAGAAGAGCATCACCACAAACACAAGTAATCGATTATATTGCAAACGATCCATTCCCTGCTGAATCTCACGAAGAAGGATTAGATAGATCTATGATGGCAATTCAACAATTGCAAGAAGAAGTAGATAGATCAATTAAATTATCAAGAACTAACACAATGACTTCAACAGAGTTTGCTGTAGGTTCAACTGCTAGAGCTGGTAAAATTTTTGGGTTTGATGACAATGGTGAATTAGTTGTATCGCAAGAACTTGGAACTTTTCAAGGTAACTGGTCAGCTTCAACAACTTTTTCTGCTAGAGATATTATAAAAGATACTTCAAACAATAATATTTATTTATGTAATACTGGTCATACATCATCTGGTAGTCAACCTATTTCAACTAACACAGATGTAGCTAAATGGGATTTATTGGTAGACGCAGCTAGTGCTACAACTTCAGCAACAACTGCCACAACGCAAGCAGGAATAGCAACTACAAAAGCAAGCGAAGCATCGGCTAGTGCGAGTGCTGCATTAACTAGTGAAAATAATGCCGAAACTGCAGAGACAAATGCTGAAACTGCAGAAGCAAATGCCGTAATTGCAAAGAACGCAGCAGTAGTAGCACAAACAGCAGCAGAAGCAGCATTAGATACTTTTGACGATAGTTTTTTAGGTGCAAAAGCTAGTGATCCAACAGTTGATAATGATGGTAACGCATTAATAGATGGAGCATTATATTTTAATACGACAGTTGATTTAATGAAAGTTTACAATCTAGCTAATACTACTTGGTATCAATTAGCTTTAACTGGAAGTAATCAAACTAATGTAAATACTGTAGCTGCAGATTTAAATGGATCAAACACAATAGGAACTGTTTCAACAAATATTGCAAATGTCAACACAACTGCAACTAACATTGCAAACATAAACACAACTGCAGGAATAGATACTGAAATTACAAATGTGTCTGGAATAAGTTCTGCAATTAGTGCAGTTAATTCAAATTCAACAAATATAAATGCAGTTAATGCAAACAGTACAAATATAAATTTAGTAGCAGCTAATGATACTAATGTTACGAATGTTGGAAACAACATAGCTTCAATTACAACTGCAGCAACTAACCTTGCAGACATAAATGCTTTCGCAAATATCTATCTTGGACCACAATCATCAGCTCCAACTTTAGATCCAGATGGAAGTGCGTTGGATATTGGAGATTTATATTTCGATACAGTTTCACAAACTATGAAAGTTTACTCATCAAGTGGGTGGATTCCTGCAGGTTCAAGTGTTAATGGAACTTCAGCAAGATTTACTTATACTATATCTGGTACACCTAGTTCAGTATCTGGTGCAGACGACAATAGTTTAACACTTTCTTATGACGCAGGATTTGCAGATGTGTTTGTCAATGGTGTTCGTATGTCTAGTGCAGATATTACAATTACATCTGGTACTTCAGTTGTATTCGCTACAGCTTTAACAAATGCCGATGTGGTAGATATTGTTGCTTATGGAACATTTAATGTGGCATCAATAGATGCTTCTAATATAACTTCTGGAACTCTTAACATTGCAAGAATTGCAGACAATAGTATTACAAATGCTAAACTTGCAACACCTTTTAGTTTAACACTACCAGCTATTAGTTCTATCTCACCAACTACAATAGATAATTCAGAAGCAACTATTACAATTACAGGTTCAAACTTTACATCAGTACCTCAAGTAGAATTTTTAAATCCTTCAACTGGTATTTGGTACACAGCTAGTACAGTTACATTTAACAACTCAACATCATTAACAGTTACAATTACTTTAGCAGTTGATGCTCAATACAAAGTTAGAGTTGAGAATCCAGATGGTTTAGCAATATTATCTGGAACAATACTTACAGTTTCAGATGCACCTACATGGAATACTGCTGCAGGAACTCTTGGTACTTTTGCAGGAGATTTCTCTGGAACACTTGCAACACTTTCAGCTACATCAGATAGTGCAATAACTTATTCAGAAGTAGGAAGTAATCTTACAACAGCTAATGTTACATTAAATACTTCAACAGGTGCTTTGACTACAACTGACTTTGGTGGTAGTAGTACAACAGCAACAACTTACAACTTTACAATAAGAGCAACAGATGCAGAAAACCAAACAGCAGATAGAAGTTTCTCACTTACATCTTCTTATGGTGCAACAGGTGGGGGTCAATTTAACTAATGGCTAATACATATTTAACAAGAACATTTGGTGCAGAAACAAATAGAAAAATTTGGACATGGAGTGCTTGGGTTAAAAGACAAAATTTAGTTTCAGACCATCAAAATGCTTTATTTGCTGTTTATGAAAATACTTCAAACAGGTCAGTATTTAGATTTAATGCTCATCAATTAAACTTTCAAGATACTGGTAATTCTGTTGAAATAAAAACAAATAGACTTTTTAGAGATACTTCAGCTTGGTATCATATTGTTGTTAGAGTAGATACTACACAAGCAACAGCATCAGACAGAGTAAGAATTTATGTAAATGGAGAACAAGAAACATCTTTTGCAACAGCAACTTATCCAAATCAAAATGCAAATATGATGTTTAATAATAGTTTTGTACATTTTATTAATGCAAGACAAGATGGTTCAATAGATAGTATTGCTGATATGAGTTACTCACATATACATTTTACTGATGGCACAGCTTATGACGCAACAGCATTTGGAGAATATGATGCTAATGGTGTTTGGACAATTAAAACTTCTCCATCAGTTACTTATGGAAACAATGGTTTCTTTATTTTAAAAGATGGTAATAGTGTTACAGACCAATCTGGTAATAGTAATAACTTTACAGTTGCAGGTGGTACATTAACTAATACTGAAGATTCTCCAAGCAATGTTTTTGCTACATTAAATCCTTTAAGAAATTTTAGTTCAATGGGTTCTTTTTCAAATGGTAATAATACATATACCAAAGGAAATGATGGTTGGGTTTCTGCTCTTAGTACATTAGGAATAACTTCTGGTAAATATTATTATGAGGCTAAATGGGTTTCTGGCTCATATTTAAAAATAGGATTTTGTACAGACAATGGAGTATCAGCTATTGGTCATATTTCAGAAACAAATTTGCCAGGTGGTTATGCTTGGTACACACACGATAATGGTCATGTAAAAACAGATAATGCTGTTGTTAGTGGTTGGAATTATACAGATATTCCAAATATTACCTCAATTTCTACAGGTGATATTATGAAAATTGCTGTAGATTTAGATAATAAGTATGCTTACTTTGGAGTAAATGATGTCTGGGCAAAAACAAATGCAGACCCAACTTCTGGTGCTTCTGGAACAGGTGGATTAGATATTTCCTCTGATTTTCCAAGTGGAACAATTTTATTTCCTGCTATTTCAGTTTACAATTCAGTAGCTAATGTAAATTTCGGTAATGGTTACTTCGGAACTACAGCAGTAGCTAGTGCAGGAACTAACGCAAGTGGAAATGGAATATTTGAATTTGATGTACCAACAGGCTATACTGCTCTTTCAACAAAAGGATTAAATTTATAATGGCATATACTACAATTAAAAAACCTTCTGATTATTTTAATACTAAACTTTGGACAGGTAATGGTGGAACACAATCTATAACTGGAGTTGGATTTCAGCCAGATTGGTCAGTTATAAAAAGACGAAATGCAGCAAGTGGAAGTCAATGTATAGATGCTGTAAGAGGTGTAATAAAAAAAATAGCTTGGAATGAATCAGGTCAAGAAAATGATGTTACTAATGGTATAACTTCATTTGATAGTGATGGATATACTCTTGGAGATAGTGCAGCATTTAATGGTTCTGGAGATAGTCATGTAGGTTGGTCATGGAAAGCAAATGGAACAGGTTCAGCTAATACAGATGGTTCTATAAGTTCTACAGTTTCAGCATCAGCTACAAG